AGCGGGGCACATTGCGTTGCCAGCGAGGACATGCTTCACCAGCAACCGCCGATCACACCGGACCGGGTAATGCCGTGGCAAGAGATTTGCTTCAAGTAGTCGGACATAGGAATTGGTATACTCGCAGAAAGGAAAGGATCGCATGGCAGATGAAACAGCCCTCCAAGTAAGCGCCCCCTCTACTCAACTTGCCAAACCAGAAACTTTCGCGCCTCGTACATTGGATGAGGCAATGAAGTTCGCAGCCCTCGTACTCGAATCAGGCCTTTGCCCGAAGTCTTATGTTGGCAAGCCTCCGGCCAGCATCGTCGTGGCTCTCCAGTTCGGCATGGAACTCGGGATGCAGCCTTTACAGAGTCTCCAAAACATAGCTTCGATCAATGGGCAACCTGGCGTGTGGGGAGACGCTGCGTTGGCGCTCGTTCTCAGTTCCGGCCTCTGCGAGTATTACGAGGAAGACGATTTCGAGACGATCAAGAAGAACGAGAAAGCCACGTTCACAGTCAAGCGGCGCGGCTTCCCGAAGCCGAAGACAACCACATTCAGTTACGCCGACGCAAAAACCGCGGGCATCATTGGCAATGCCGTCTGGAAAACCTACCCATACCGCATGTGTCAGATGCGCGCGCGCAGTTTCGGACTCCGTGATTCATTTCCTGATGTTCTCAAGGGGTTGGAACTGGCCGAGGCGTTGCAGGATTATCCTGGCACCACTATCGAAGGAACGGCATCACCAGCGCCGGCCGCAGAACCTGAGAAGAAAGAAGAGACGATCGGGCAGGTCGGCGGATCGGAGTTCTTTAAGGCGTACAAAGCCTCTGGATGGTCGCCGGATGAATCGAAGGCGTGGCTTCGTGACAATCTCCAGATTGGTCCTCCACACAATGAGCTTAACTCCAAAGACATTCCCGTTTCGAAGAAGGAAGAGGCGATGAAGTGGGCGCACACCAAGGCGCCAATCTACCTCGCCGTGATGAAGAAGTTCGAAGACCTGGGCATGACCTTGGAAGAGCAGATCAAGTTTGTCAATGATCGCAAGGTCAACTACGTCGAGATTTCCAAAGAACTCGACGCAGAACTCGCCAAGCGGGATGCACAGGAGCGCGGCGAGTAGGAATCCCCGCAAGGGGAAGATGCGCGGCGGCGCGGATTCTCGCGCTAACGCAGGTAGTGGCTGGAATCGAACCCTGCAAGAGCTACCCAAGCTGTAATCGTGGGTGGTATCCGGACATCGCCACAGGGAATGTGGAGCGACGATCACCGGGGCGAACCTGACAGGCCAGCACAGCCGGTAACCAACCCGGCCCGCGCATTGAACTTCAACCGCAGTCTACGCATAGACTGAAACCAAGGAGAAAAGATCACATGAAGCACGTTGTTTGCATCCTCACTTTGACCATCTTGTTGCTCGGCATTCCCGCCGCATTCACCCAGGACGCAAAGCCTGCGGCTCCGGCAGCACCTGACGTCGCCATCAAGGACACACCCGCTTCGCAGTCCCTGGTCGCACTGCAAAAGAAACTGGCTGCCGACCAGCAGGCCTTCACGACAGCTTTTCAGCAGGCAAGGACCACGTTGGACCAGAACCTGAAGGCTCTGAATGATGAACTGGCAAAGCAGCAGAAGGTGCTTCACGATCAAGAGGCCAGCGACAAGAAGTACAGGCCATTGCTCGACAAGATCGACGACTTACAGAAGCAGATTGCCACGGCACAGGAAACGGCTCAGAAGAAGTTTAACGCCGAAATCAGCACGGTCCAGCAGAACATCGGGATTGAGCAGGCGCAGATTCAAGCCTTGGTGCCGGTTGTGAGGCGGGAGAATGATTTGCCGGACGGCGCGACATTCTCGATTGACACGGGCAAGTGGACGCTGCCGGCGAAGCCAGCAAAGTAAGGAAAGGAACGGATTGTCCATCACGCAAATTCCCGGCGGAAGTTTTCGCAGTGATCCTCACCGCTATGACGATGAGCACGGGAACTTCGTTCCGTCGCTGACCCAGGTACTAAAACTCCAAGGCCTCTCCGATTTTTCGGGCGCTGATCCAGAAGATCTCGCCAACGCAGCAAGGCGCGGCGACCTGCTCCATGGAGTTGTTGAGGCCTACAACCGGGACAAAGAAGGTTTAGATCCCTGCTGGATCACCGAAGAAATCGAAGGCTACTTCAACGGGTTTCTGGCCTTCGAGCGCGACACCGGATTCAAGGTTGATCCTTCATGGACTGAGCGGCCGATGATTGCCACGATCAATGGCATGCCGATTGGGTTGAAGCCGGACTGCTTTGGAAAAATTGGTCGCTACGATGCTGTAGTCGAATTGAAAGCGGCGAGTTCCATACAGCCGTCCTGGTCTGTTCAGACGGCGATGCAAGAACTGGCGATTTACAAATCGCAGCACGTGGGCCGGGCAAGGCGCTTTGCGCTGCAACTGTTTAAGGATGGGCGGTACAAACTCCATCCACACTTGAATCATCAGGAAGACGAGCGCATCGGGATTGAGGCGCTGAGTTTGACGTGGTGGAGACTGAGACAAGGCCAGAAGTTGTGGACCCAACTAGCAACCTAACGGAAAGGAAAATCATGGATAACACGAAAGCACTTATCGACTGTTTGAAGCCGGTAACGAGTTCGATGTTCAGCAAGGCTGGATACTGCGAAGATTTCTGGACGCTTGTTCTGGTCTTCAAGTCGACGCGCGAGATCAAAGCGTATAGCAACGTCGCGCCGGAAGTGGCTGACGAATGCCTGAATGCGCCCTCAATCGGGAAATGGTGGAACGAGCACGTCAAAGGCAACCCTCATTTCGGCGAGTCCGAAACCATCGGCACTGACGAGCCCGAACCCTCTCCAAAGCCCGCGGCCCGTCCCGTCGACGACGGCATGCTGACGGACGAAGAACTCAACATGATTGCGCCGGACCCGGACGCGAAGCCGCAGGCAACACTTCAAGATTGTGTAGCTGTCACCCTGGAGCAAGTTAATCCCGGGATTCAGTCAGGCATGTTTAACCCTGATGTCATTGATGGTCAGTTCGCTGAGGTCGATGAAGCTCCGCCAGAGCAGGCCTTACAGGTGCTGCCGCCCTCCGGCGAGATCCTAGGAGCGTGGACCGCGCCCGAGAGTGCTGCGGAAGCCTTAGACCTCTTGGCCGAGCGCGAGAACGAAATCAAGGCGATCGTCAAAGCTAACGCAGACACCGGCCAGCAGGCGCTGACAGTCAGAGTCACATCTCAAGAATCTCGCCTCGCGGCCAGCGAAACCCTCGACAAACTCGTTGTGAAGCGCGACAAGACCACGGCCGCGCTGGATCCGTTCCGCAAGGTTCTGTATTTGGCCTACGAGGAAGCCGGGGCACTGGTCAAGTCCGCCGTCGAGCCTTTGAAGAAGGGTGTCGATCACATCAAGCAGCAGTGCGTGGCCTGGGACCAGCAGGTTGAGCGCCAGCGCCAGGAAGCGTTACGCAAGGCCCGAGAAGAGGCCGAGGCCGAGGCCCGGCGCAAGCAGCAGGAAGAGTCGGAAAGGCTCACGCTTGCCGAGGTGGACAATCGTTTAGAGCAGGGCGACACGATTGGGGCTCAGACACTCTTCGACGCACCGATTGAAGTTCCACGTCCCGCGCCGGCAGCCGTCTATATTCCTCCGGCAGCGCCCAAAGTCGAAGGCCAGAGCACGGCAACCTCATGGAAGGTGGACCGCGATGCGGTTGAGTCCGATCCGACTGGCGCGGCGTACCTGACGTCGATCACGTTGCTTTTGAGGGCTGTGAAAGACGGCGCGTATCCCGTCGAGCAGGCGGCGCCGTTGCTGTCGTGGGATTTCGCGGCTGCAGATAAACTTGCCGGGGCTTTGCAATCGGCGTTTGCGGTTCCTGGGCTTTCAGTAAAGCCAGTCACCACAATGCGCGTTGGTGGAAAAAAGAGGAAGTAGCGAACAGTACATTTCCTATAGAAAGGACAGACGCACATGGTAGGCAAAGTTGTTTCGTTTGACGAAAAGAAGGGGTATGGCTTTTTGGCTGTAGCCGATGAACCGAAGCATTTTTTCTGTCACTGGACGGCCATCATCGAGATGGACGGCTACAAGAAACTCGAAAAGGGCCAGGTCGTCGAGTTTGAGACTGGCATCGGTCCCACCGGCCGCGTTCAGGCAGAAAACGTACGGGTTTTACAAGAGGTGTAATATGGCAGAACGTCAACTTCAATTCGGAAAAATCAGCGGCAACATCCACTCAGCGTTCCATAACAATGAGACGCAAACCCTGCGGGTAGTGTTTCATTCCGGACATTCTGGAACATTGCCTGGAACAACGGAAGAAGAAGCTCTCGCCTTCGAGCGCGCGGATAGCCCTGGGCGGCATTACGACACGTTCTTCAAGAAAACCGGGCGGACGTACAACAAGATCGGATAGCCATGTCATCTGGACTGAAGCGCGTTGGCCATCATCTCGAAATGACAGCTTCTGCGAAGCGTAGGCTATACGAATCGCTTGCCGAAGAGAAGCGCCGCGATCCTGTTCTCGTTGACAGGCTCGACCGGGAAATGGACGAGATGTGCAAGCGGCATGCGGCCGAATACAAAGCGCTTCGCGATGAGTGGCTGCGGGCAATTCGGGCCAAGCCGGGAACGAAGTATGACATTACGGCAAGGAAAGGAAAGTAGTTGGCCGACCTCGATCAATTCCAAATGTCCGACCACACACCCGAGCCGCCGCCAGACGACAGTCCTACGCCGCTTGTCGATGATCGACCGCGCGTCGAGTCCTACAACGCGAGCGTCGATGCTGCGCTGCCCGCGAACATCGATGCGGAGAAAACCATCCTGGGCGCGATCCTCCTCGACAATCAGGCGTTCTCCGAGGCCGCCGAGACGATAGTCGCAGATGATATGTCGCTCGACAGCCATCGTCGCATCTTTCTGCGCATGTCCGAGTTGATCGACGCGCAGAAAGCGGTGGACATCGTAACGCTGTCTGAGGAGTTGGCCCGGTACAAGGAAGTCGAGGCCATCGGCGGTGTTGCATACATTGCCAGCCTCACAGAAGGCTTGCCGCGGCGACCTGTAATCTCCGACTACATCAGGATCGTCAAAGATAAGGCCATGCTCCGCCGCATGATGGGCGTGTGCTCTCAGGCCATCGCGCGAGCTGCCGACCAATCTACAGATGCTTTGGCGGTGCTGGAGTTTGCGGAAGGCGAACTGCTCCAGATTGCGCAGGATGCGAATACCGGGCGGCTCAAAACAATCTACGATTCGGTGAAAGCGGCTGGCGGGACCGAGCCATACCTAAAGGCCTACACGGATCCCGAACTGAAGCCGGGGCTGCAAACGGGCTTTGTTGACCTGGATCGCATGACTGGCGGCCTGCAGAAATCAGAGTTGACGATCATTGCGGCGCGGCCCTCGCTTGGCAAAACCTCGCTCGGTCTGAATATCGCCGAGAACGTCTGTTGTGGAACCGATGCTGTGGTCGCTATTTTCTCTCTGGAGATGTCGCGTATTTCGCTTGAGCGGCGGTTTATGGCGTCGAGAGCCCGCGTCAATGTGCGTCGGGCGATGGAGGGCATCTACCTGGGGCGCGAGGAGAGAACCAAACTTGAAACAGCGCTCATGCACCTGGTCGAAGCCAATATCTTCATTGACGACTCTGCGACCTTGACGCCGATACAGTTGCGGGCTAAAGCGCGGCGTCTGAAAACAAAACAAGGTCGCCTCGATCTCATCCTGATTGATTACCTGACTCTCATGTCCGCCGGGCAAAAGTTTCAAAACCGGGAGCAGGAAATTGCTTCAATCTCACGGTCATTGAAGGCGTGCGCGAAGGAACTGGAATGCCCAGTAGTGGCGATGGCACAACTTAATCGCAATCCAGAACAGCGCTCGGACAAGCGGCCGGTGTTATCTGATCTTCGAGAGAGTGGCCAGATTGAGCAGGACGCCGATCTAATTCTCTTTTTGCATCGGGAGGCTTTCTATAAGCGCGATGAAGATGCTTCCCCAGAAGAGAAAGCTCTGGCGGAGATTATTATTGGTAAATCCCGCAACGGTCCAACTGGCGTTGTACGACTCTGCTTTATGGACAGCATCACGCGATTTGAAAATCTAGCGAGGGACTGATATGGACGAAATTCTGCAACAGATCGGCGAAATTCTGGACGGCATGGGGCTTTCACTGGAAGGCCTCGGACTTGACGCAACACTTACCGGCGACCTCGAAATGGATTCGATGGAACTGACTGAGTTCGCCATCGAATTGGAAGCGAAGTTCGACATCGAGATCCCTGACGATGCCGTTACGCCGAACATGACGCTACAGCAGGCGGCGGAGAAAGTTGCAGAACTGAGGGGAGCATTATGAACGAGGAATCGATTCTCGGGCTGTTATTGAGAGCCTTGCGACAGTCGGCGCAGCAGGAGTATGGCGAGGAGTACAAACAATCGAACCTGAATGGATCTGTTTATTACGGCCAGTGTTGTCAAAATATCATTTCAGCTATTCAGGCGCTCTTTCTTGCTGAGCGGACCGTCGGATACAGCGATGGCCGCAAGGCTTTCCAAAAAGAAACATCCAAACCAGAATAAGACGAGGAGAACGAACATGGCAGAAACAGCAACATCTCGCGCGCAGGAACTGCTCAGTCAACAGGAGCAG